GAAGATGACAAGACAATAAAGATTGCCAACACCTTAGACTACGAAGATTGGGAAGGCAAGTCTGCGGACAAGCCAGTACCCTATGGGATAACAGCGTTCCCAAGGGGATGCGTAGTAGACGTAACCTACCTCTAACCTAAGAAAACAAAAAGAGCAAGAACAAGTAGCACCAAGCTAAGAGCGTCCACGCTGTTTCCTCCCGTTTGTTTTGAGTTCTCTTTTCTCCACGTCCTCAACTATAGCTTTGTCTCTATGCTCTGGAGACTCAAAGGGACCAGGGTTGACCGACAAATAAGTATGATCCGAATTAGATAACAGGTATCCATACTTAGCCCCTTCACGCTTACCCATCTTCTCCGCCCTCCAATAATCCCCATACCCCACCTCACCAAATCCGCAGTTATCCCATTTTACTTGCATTAAGTTTCTCCATTCGTTTGTGATAAGCATATTCGTCAAGTGAAATCTTGTACCACGATTTAAACTTCTGCCCCCATGTTCCACCAGTTGGGCATGGGCGACTTCTATTCCTCCAGCAGTACCGTGCATTGCATAGCATCTTCTGCCTCTCCCACTCCTCCTGCTGTTCCTTGCTTGGGTTTAGCACCCTACAGCAAACCTATATCTAACTTAACATGTTCTGGTATCATTTGAACATCCCACGGAGGCTCAAACGTAACAGTCATATTGACATTGCCCTCTCCCAACGTTAGCTCAACCGCTTCCTTAACTTGATTAACCAAGTAGTCGGCTACTGGGCAAAAGGCGGAAGTTAGTGTCATGGTTACATCCGCAGCATCACCCTTAACATCAATGTCATATATCAATCCAAGGTCATACACGTTTATATGTATTTCAGGATCATAGATTTGTCGAAGATTAAGTATAATCTCATCCATTAATGCATTGGTTCCTCTTTCGTACCTTTCGGAATGCAACACCCTGGTATCAACCGTCATCTTCTGGAATTATCATAACATAAATCCTCTCCCCAATTCTAACGATGTACTCAGTTCCTGTAGGAGTCTCGTTCGTAACACAATACTCCGCAGCTTCGCATTGGCTTATCAAGTAAGCATCAACGCTATCTAAATCACAGTCCATTATCACTCCTTATGGTTTTAAACGAATGGTTCCTCAGAAAATCTGTAGGGACTTTAGTAAACCAATCACGCCTTCCCTGTCTACCTCTGCATTGAAAGAATCCGCTGCCACCACCACTCTTAGCACACTTGTCGAGCAGTGGGTAGTAAACATCTTCTGGTCTAACCAGAATAAACCCCTCAGTTGATTCAAACGCTATCACTCTATCTACATCCGTTGGGATGCCCCACCCCACCTCGCCAGCTACGTTCATAAACTCGTAGTAGTGTAGGTCTGGGTTGGTGTTGACATCCCCCATGCTTGCTCTCTTCTGCCCCTTAATGTCAATCTTGCCTATAGAGCAAAGCACATCCCAATGCTCTCTCCTGTCCTCCGTTGGGGTTGCCATCCGAATGAAAGAGTCTCCTATTAAATCTATAAAGCGATCCTCCACTCCAACCCCCTGCTTGTGACAGTTAACGTATGGCATTTTCTATAGCTCCTTTAACATCATTAAGGTTGCATTTAAAAAGCTCTACACCGCAATCAGAATAACCCAAAGACCTGAGATTACAATCGCTTAACACCGTGTGGATTGCCTGTTCAGCCTTGTAAGCCTCATCAAACCAGAACTTGTCAGCTAACTCCGCCCTACCAAACCTTCTCGCGCTGGACATGATAGACGGTATCCCGTCTGGGAATGTCTTGCCTATCTTTAGAACAGAGGGTACGTCTGGGTTATACACAACATAAACCCAACCCTCTGGAACTTGCTCACCCTCTACTACAGTTGTCTCACGCTTGGTCATTGGTGTTGACTTACCAAACTCAGACCTGGATCTATGGGTTATATCTTCGTCCCTATTATTGCTATCTACCTTGTCTAAAATCTCCCTACGCTCCGCCCCAGTCATCGACCTAAATTCCCTTTGGGTATGTCCAAACAATTTTAAAGCCCTAGATATTATAGCCTGGCGTATGGGGGTTCTAATACTATCTTTAAGTTTTATGCAGCCCTTACACATCCCTTGAAGCCCATCTGATGTAGCGCGAGTATAGTGGAACTGTTCGAGTGGAACCATGTGATCGGGGTAGTCTTCCACACATCCCCATTCGCCCTTGTAACCGCAACACCTTTTTGCTTCTATCATCTGCGTAGATAAGATTCAGGCCCGATAGAACTAGGCTGGCTCCTTCTCATCCTCCGAATCACCGTACTCAACCGTCGAAGGATTAAAATAATACACCTCCGCAATCGGTAAATCCATCTTTTCATTTACTAACTCCTTTAAAGTTTCCCAAAGTTTCTGTTCGATAACGCTGTCAGAATTGTACGCACTCTCCAACAGCATATCCCCGATAGACTTAATGTCTATATTACCCAACCTTCCAGCCGCCATCTCCCTAGCCAGGGTGACAGATGACCCGAAGTGGAACAACAACATCTGACCAAAACTAACTTCACTCATTTCAGCTCCTTCATCCTATGGAACAAAAACTTCGCGGATAAGAAAGCCTTGAAGTTCTCACTCAACTCTGGCTCTGCTGACCTGGCAGCCTCAAACATTCCAGTGGTCTTGTCGCACCTAAGAATGTAAGTTGCATCTACATGGCGACCCTTCATGTCCTCGACCGCTTTAGCGTAGGCAGCTACCTGTAGATAGTATTCAGGGTAGATTGCCCTTGATGTCTTCCAATCTATAACGCAATACTCCCCGTTTATCTCAGCGATAGCATCTACTGTTCCAGCATATTTATAACCACGGTTGTATAACTTCTCTTCAGAAGATATCCAATTAACATCGTTCTCTTTAACCCACTCTCTGAAGGCATCAACAGCATTGATGACTCCTTCATTGGTTGGGTTGTCTGGTGCCTCCCCCTCCCCCAGCTTCCACTTGATAGCTTTCTCAAGCCACTCATGGGTTAGGTTGCCTATGTTTAAAGCATCACCAGACTTGGTTTTGTACGCCGCCTTAACGCCCTTAATCAAAGCATCAAGGCCCATACCCTTGGTATGGAACACCCCCTGACCCTCTGATGAACTGGTGTCATCGTAGAACATGTTGCGCTCCAGCCAGGTTGCACCCATCTTCAAAGCCCACGGCACGAGTGCTGGTTTGGAGATAATCCCCAGCACCTGAGTGGCGCTGGGGACTATAACGTCATCCGCCTTGTAAGAGTGCAGCCGCTTGTCAAAAGCTAACTCGACAGACGGCCCCTTGGCGTACTCAATCAACATCAGAAAGGAACGTCATCCGATACGCCAGCGGAAGAACTGCCCTTACCACTCCCGTTGTAGGGTGGTTGCAACTGGCCTGACAAATAGTTATTGCCAGCCTTAGAGACATTCTTCCAGATGGAAACAGAAATCTCTTCACCATTCCACAACGCTTTACCAGAATAGTCTGGACGCTTCTCATTACCTTCTTTATCATTTACAAACAGCATTATCGTGTTGTCTTTCATGTCCATAATTAAATCTCCTAATTTATTTATTTGACTGCCCGACATGGGCATACACCATCGGTTTTGCATCTGCATCTTCCTGTACTAATTCTGCCCTCTGCTGCTTTAGCAGTATTTTTGCATAATCAATTATCTTTGTCAAGTCCCCTATGGGGTCGCCCTTTCTGTTCCACCGTGAGGCGTACTTAACAATGTTCCCGCTGCAAAAATCAAGGTCATTCATCTGTATGTATTCTATCGGCTGTATAACCATCGCCTCGTAGTGGCCTTTGTATTTATCTGGCGCTCTCATATCGAACAGACCCCTGACAAGCATTGTTCATCAGAGTTATCCTCAAAGATAACCCCACGCTTGGTGTTAGCCTCCTCATAAGCTACTGACGTTATGGGTTGACCGCCGCGAGAGCCATCAGGGTATACAGTAAGACCACGCAATCCTGGCGCGTACTTACGCACTAACCTCTCAAACTCATTTACCCCGCTCTCGTTATTCAAGTCTGTACCCCACGCTGGCAGATTAAGTGTAGAGCTTATAGCATGATCCACATACTTCTGAAGCTCAAACTGAAACTTAATCCTACGCTCTGGATCAGCCGCAAGATCAACCGCAGATTCAATATCCTCTGGCTTGATGCCTCGACCAATCAAGGCTTGGGCTGTGCCGTCAACCATAAACTGATGCTTCCATTTGGTTCCATCCGCAAGATAACGTCGCCTGTACGCGACTGCGTAGATAGGCTCCACTCCAGAGGTGGTTCCCGCAAGGATTGAGATAGTGCCTGTAGGGGCAATCGCTCTATATCCTTTAGGACGGTTGAGAAACAGTCTGTCACAGTGTTCATTAGCACTTCTTTCTGATTCATCCCTGTATACCTTTAGCCATGATTTAAACTCGTCGCACATTCCATACTTGTGTCCACGCTGCAACAGCCACTCATGTACGCCCATTAGACCCAAGCCAATGCGGGAGTTCTGTTGTCTAACCTTGTCTACTTTAGAGTAGGGTAGGTGAGCGCGTATCAATCCGCAAACTAAAAACTTAGAGGCTAGGGTTACTACATCTTTAAACTCATCAATGGAATCAATGGCAGCCAAGTTGACGCTACCAAGATTGCATACATCGCTATCGTCTTCGCTAGTGATCTCAGTACAGGCATTCCTAAGTGTTTCATTTTCTTTTACTCCAAAGTTAAAGGAGAATCCAGGCTCTCCTGTCATTAATGCCTGTCTACAGTTCTCAGTAAACACCTCAGACGCACCACCGTTAAGCCATGCGTCATCGTAATTAAGGCTTATGTTCATCATATCTAGCGGTGCGTGGTAGTTAAAATCAGCTTTCTTTATGTCAGATACAGACATGTTGGTGCCTGGAACTGTCATATCATGCCAGTTTTTAATGTGTAAGAAATCCCACGCATCCTCATGCTGCCAGTTGAGGCTGCCATACAGGGCTGATCTGCGACTGCCACCCTGCATGACGTTCCTACCCACTTCGTTCAGAGTGTGCAGCAAAGGGATAGGCCCACTTGCCACGCCACCAGTTCGTCGCAACTGGCGACCAGATGGACGGCACATAGATACATCCGCTCCTATGCCGCCACCAGTCATAAGGCATGACATGGCTCTCTCCGTAAGTCCAGCCCACGCTTCGCGTGAGTCTTCCTCAAGCCTCAACAGGTAGCAATTATTAAAGAATCTCGCATCGCGTCCAGCATACCAGAGGTATCTACCACCCGGCATGAACTTGAAATTGGAGATGTAATTCGCCAGTTGATCCCTGTCAGACTTAGACATGAGGTTATTCTTCTGCCCATCCATGTCGCCGCATACATAATTAACTACCGTATGCGCTCGATCCTCCCAAGATTCATACGCATTACTAGCGTACTTGTGACGAAAAACAGTCCCTCCTAATTCAGTTCTAAACGCTGTCGCCATACTCTTTCCTCCACTCTTCAATAGATTTCTTCTCTCGCTTTGCCATGAGAGCATCATAGCCCTCTGGCGTAGCCCATGATGCGGGTTGTTTCTGCTTGTCAAACGCCGCAGGGTGGTACAGGTATCTACCAATACCAAACTTAACTGCCGCACGCTTCAACGCATCAGAGATGCCGCCCTTCGCCGCCTCGATGTTGCTGTCATCAGCGCCATCAGCTTTGGTTACATACTTCCCACCAATGTTTAGCGTTAAGTAGCACATCATACGACCACCAATAAAATCATACCGCTCCTCCCAACCATCCAATCCTACCGCTTGATCCAGCCTGTCCATTACATCTCGCGCAGTGATGTACACCAGTTCACCGCTACCACCTTGACCTCGACGCCATCTCAGCCTGTCAACAGGGAATGGTCGCTTCAAGTCGTGTTCAATTTTATTCACTAATCTGTGCCTCCTGGGTTAATAATTAATTCCTCTTCATCTGTGATTACCTCTTCGTGATAAGACCCATCCTCTTCTACCCACGCACGATACTTGCGCGTGATTAGTTCATGGCGCTCAATTATTGTAGGGTCATCCTTAGACCCTGCATCGAATGCCCGTCCGTATTTATTGGGTGAGAAAATAGCCTCTTCCAATTCACGGAATACAGAGAGTGGGGTGTTTCTAATTATCATGCCTCGCATTATACAATATCTCCTATGGTGTTGTCAACAATTTGTACATTTTTAAATAGTGTTCGGCTGGAACTACTATCAGCGGAGCTTCCCGATTCTTCTTGATAACCAGCATCGGTGTATACTCGCCGCAGTTAGCTTTGGCCTGTTGGTACGCCTTCCAGACATTTAAGCTCTCCGCATTCTTGCACTCGATAGAATACGGAAACTTCTTTCTGGCGCTGGCAGACAGCATAATATCCTCACCGCTAGCGCCCATTGAGCGGGACTCTATATCAGCGGGGTCAAGACCTAGTAGGCTAATCAAAGCCTGTCTAAACCACTGCTGGAGTCTCCGCCCTTTATTCTTTGCAGACTGAGGCTTCATCAGTTCAATCCTGCGGCCTCTAATTCGCCCACCACGCCACCTTCTGGCCTGACATTACCCCCCATACCTAGTTGGGTGGGTAACTCGCTGTCGCGGTAGTAATTCATCGAAGCCATGTCGAGCCACAAGTCTATCTCCATCTCAGCGCCATCAAAATTCCGCGCCTTACACAAACTCAGGTAGGCGTCGGGTTGGTGTGGATCTAGCTCAAACGTGCGCCCCATTAACAAAACATTGTCAGCCCTATTAGTCAAATCCGCACTTCCAGCCACTCCAGACGGTCTTTAACACTGGCACCCTTCCTGGCGTGAGCCACTAGCATGATATGGGTGTCCAAGCCCCGTGCCGCACCAGCTAGGCCGCATATGACATCCTTCTGCCCATTCCAGTCATCACTGGCTGTACTAAGGGTCATCAGGGAATCCACCAGCACGAAGTCCACAGCATGAACGTCTACAGCGTAGCGTATGATGCTGAACAGGGTGCGTGGGTTGACTGATCCATACTGATCGTAGAACCACAGACTATCACCCGACCACTTGGCGAAGTCTAACGCCGCATCCAGGTTGGGCGTAGCTTGAAGTGATGTTTGGCGAATCATCCTCGCCAATTGCATTCGTGGTGACATCTCCAGCGAGATAGACAAACACCTGAACCCCTGCTCTGCCGCCGACAGCATGATCTGACTAGCCAACAGGGACTTGCCAGCACCATTGATGCCAGCGAGTACCGTCAACTCACCAGCGGCAAACCTGAACTTATCCTTGAGGATAGAATCGCCGCCCAAACAGTCGGGCAGCTTGATGCCGTTTAGCTTGGTGCCGTTGAGGTAATAATCCATTACTTCCTTGAGATATTCTGGATCACTGGCTGACCGTACCTTGCGTTCAGCATCGGTGATCTTCTCATACTTCCGTAATGTTTCTGTGTCTAAATGTATAACGCTACTCATGTTTCTTATATTCTCCTTTGAATACCCAATAGTCTGTGTCTTCCAGGTTGGAAGCCTTATTGTACC